GGCTATTGATACAGCTATGGATCGTTATGAGCGTACTGTAACACCTGATGAGATTGAGGCTCTGTTTATTTCAAACAACCCAACAATGACGACAGCACAGAAGCAGGCGTACTCTTCTTTGTTTCATAAGATTAAGCAAGAGCAACCAATGGGCAGTGACGTAGCACAAGAGGTGTTATCTAAACTGTTCCAGCAGGTTGTTGGTGAAGACATTGCTAATCTTGGCTTTGACTATGTAAATGGTGACAAGTCCAGTCTTGAGCCATTGCGTATGTTACTTGAGCAGTATGGTGATGACTTCACCCCCAACCTAAATGTAGAGTGGGATGATATTGACATTGAAACACTGCTATCACGCAATGACCTAGAAGCACGTTGGACGTTCAACATTGCAAGCCTTACACGTAAGGTGGAAGGTGTTAATGCTGGACACTTGATTGAGGTAGGTGCTAGACCCAACACAGGTAAGACATCCTTTCATGCCAGCTTAATTGCTGCTCCGGGTGGCTTTGCACATCAGGGTGCTAACTGCATCATCCTGTGTAATGAAGAAGGCTATCATCGTGTAGGTGCTAGATACCTTACTGCTGCAACTGGCATGACTATGCGTGAGATTAAAGACAATCCAGCTAAAGCACGTGAGTTATATGCACCTGTTAAGGAACGCATTAAGATTAAAGATGCAACAGGTCGTGACATGAATTGGGTTGAATCAATCTGCAAATCATACAAGCCTGATGTTGTACTGCTGGACATGGGTGATAAGTTTGCCAAGACAGGTGGCTTTGCTCGTACAGATGAAGCATTAAAGGCTAACGCTGTTCATGCACGTATGATTGCCAAGCAGCATGAGTGTGCAATGTTTTATATGTCACAGCTATCTGCTGATGCTGAAGGCAAGGTATTGCTTAACCAGTCTATGATGGAAGGCTCACGTACAGGTAAAGCTGCTGAAGCTGACCTTATGATCCTGATTGCTAAGAACCCACCAGTAGACAATCAGGATGAAGAAGATACACAACGTCACTTGAATATTGTAAAGAATAAGTTGACAGGTTGGCATGGTGTGGTACACTGTGAACTTGAATATCAGACAGCGAGGTATACAGTATGAGAAAAAAGTTTGACAGAACGCTACACAAAGAGCATGATAAAAAAGCAAGAATGAGAACTATGGAGTTTATGCAAATAAAAGGATATGAGGTTTGGGAGAATCCGAATGAGTATGGACAAGACCTAATTGCAGAAGGAAGCAAGGGTAAGTTTTTTGTCGAATGTGAGGTAAAGACAGTTTGGCGTGGTGATACTTTTCCGTTTGACAGTTTACAACTACCTGAAAGAAAGAGTAAGTTTTTTACAAAGCCAACTTTGTTTTTCATATGGAACAACGAATTGTCTTGTGCTATGATGTTTAAGTCAGATGACGTAAAAGATTTGCATCCAGTTGAAGTGCCGAATAAATATGTTTCATCTGGTGAATTGTTTTATCAGATACCACTAGATAGAACTAAAACAGTAAGGATGAGTAGATATGAAACTAACAATTGATGTAGAAAATACAGTCACCAAGCGTGATGGTAAGATGCACCTTGATCCATTTGAGCCAGAGAACTCATTGACTATGGTTGGTATGCTTAACGATCAAGGTGTTGAGCGAATTGTTACGTTTGACCACAGTGAGGTGGAGGCTGACGACTTTGGACATACTGTTGTTCAGGAGTGGTTAGACAAAGCTACGGTCATCATCTGCCATAACGCTGCTTATGATTTGATGTGGCTATGGGAGTCTGGCTTTAAGTATGATGGTGCAGTCTTTGATACAATGTTGGCAGAGTATGTGCTACAGCGTGGTATTAAAGAGCCACTGTCACTTGAGGCTTGTGCAGAACGATATGAGTTAGACACAAAAAAGCAGGACACATTAAAAGAGTACTTCAAGAAAGGATACAGCACTCGTGACATACCACATGCTGAGTTGTCGGAGTACTTATCTGCTGACCTTCGTGCCACACAGCAGCTTGCTGATAAGCTGTTCTATCGCCTAAACACTGTACCAGATAGTGGCTTGATGAATACTGTAGTGCTTACAAATCAGGTTTGTGTTTCACTTGCACGTATTTACCAGCGTGGCTTTGCAGTTGATTTGTCCAAGTTAGATGAAGTACGTCAGGAGTTTGAAGAAGAAAAGAAACAACTTGAAACAGACTTGCAGTCACACGTACGTAAGGTCATGGGTGATACACCTATTAACCTTAACAGCCCAGAGCAACTGTCTTGGGTTATCTATGGTCGCAAAGTTCTGGATAAGAGTGAGTGGGCTGAACGTATTGACCCATATATGTCAAGCGGTGAGTTTGACAGAATGATGTCATCAGGTACAAAACGTCTATACAAGACTGTGGCACAGCAATGTCCATCGTGTAATGGTGCTGGTTATGTTCGTAAGACTAAGAAGAATGGTGAGCCGTTTGCAAACCCCAGTCGATGCAAAGAATGTGATACTGCTGGATTCTTATTCAATCCAACTGATGTTCTAGCTGGATTTAAGTTCAAACCACCATCAGCTAAGTGGGCAAGTGCTAATGGTTTTACTACAAGCAAACAAAACCTTGAGATACTAGAAGGTGCCGCACGTAGTAAGGGCATGACAGATGCAGAAGATTTTCTGTATAAGGTACGTAGACTGAGTGCTGTTGATACTTACCTGTCTTCCTTTGTGGAAGGTATTGCAACACACACAAAGCAGGACGGTAAGCTGCACGTAAGGTTGCTACAACACCGCACTGCTACTGGTCGCTTCTCTGGTGCTGATCCGAATATGCAGAACATGCCTCGTGGCGGCACGTTTCCTGTAAAGAAAGTATTTGTGTCACGATTTGAAGGTGGTAAGATACTTGAGGCTGACTTTGCACAGCTAGAGTTTCGTGCTGCCGCTTATTTATCACAAGATGAGGTAGCAATTGAAGAAGTATCTACTGGGTTTGATGTACACTCATATACCGCTAAAGTTATTAGTGATGCTGGTCAGTCTACGAGTAGACAGGATGCGAAAGCACATACGTTTGCGCCACTCTATGGGGCAACAGGATTCGGCAGAAGCAAAGCAGAAGCGGCGTATTACAAACATTTCACAGACAAATACAGAGGAGTGGCGGCTTGGCATACCAGACTGGCTAAAGAAGCTATAACAACACAAAAGATTACCACGCCCAGTGGTCGTGAGTTTGCGTTCCCTGATGTGGTACGTAAATCTACTGGACGTGTATCACACTTTACACAGATAAAGAATTACCCTGTGCAATCATTCGCTACAGCGGATATTGTTCCGATTGCATTATTACATATTGATGAGTTGCTAAAGGGTTTGCAATCGTGTATAGTGAATACAGTGCATGATAGTATAGTCATTGATGTTCATCCAGATGAAGAAGCAAAAGTAATCAGCATCATAGACGCTACTAATGAAGCACTACCTAAACTTATCGCTGCACGTTGGGGTGTAAACTTTAATGTGCCGCTGCTTTTAGAAGCAAAAATCGGACCGAATTGGCTTGACACTAAGGACATAGCGTGATATAACTATGCCTCATTCACTCTACAGAAAGGAGTAACACATATGACAGAACTTACAACGATAGACCAAAATAATTATGCTGCTATGGCGAAGGTAATGGGCATTGCAAAAGAAGGTGGGAGTAAACCTAAATCTAGTTCTCTTGCACGTCTACGCATTAACCATTCTCCAGTAATGGGTACTGCTGAAGTAAACGGTAAAAATGTAAACGTAGAAGTAGTAGAAGGTGGAACATATAAGTTGGAAATCCCAGATGGGCCAACTTATTATGCTTCAGCAGTGAAGGTACGTGCCTTCATTCAACGCTTCATGTACAAGCGTTTTGTTATGGGTAATGCTAAATCACCTAATCGTTTCATTAAATCTTTAATGACAGATGACTCTAAGATGGAATCTGATCTGAAGGACAATGATGGTGGCTTTAACTGTGGTAAACCTGCTGGATACATTCAGGACTTCAAGGCATTGCCTGAGAAACTACAAGACTTAATTAAACAGATTAAGCGTGTACGTGTTGTCTTGGGTACTGTTGAACTGATTGATCCTGTGAATGATAAAGGTGAGCCTGTAGAGGTTGATGTTACACCATTCATCTGGGAGATTGACAATCGTGATGCATTTAAGTTGGTTGGTGATGTGTTCACTAAACTTGCTAAGATGGAACGTCTTCCACCTATGCATACATTCTTGGCAAATACCAATGAACGCAAGATGCCTAATGGTAATAGCTTCTTTGTTCCTGTGGTATCGCTTGATGTCACTAAGACTATTGATCTTAACCAAGAAGATCAGGTGATGTTTGGTGACTTTGTATCTTGGATTGATAATTACAATTCTTATATTATCAATTCTTGGGCAGAAAAGGTGAACTCAAAACTTGAAGACGGTGACGATGAAATCATTGATGATTTAGTTGACATCGAAATCGAAGAAGAGGTAGCGTAATGAACCACCCCGCTGAACTGGCACTGCATCAGTATCTTCAAGATGCTGTAAAAGGCAACTCAACTGTATCACCTGAAACAATCAAACAGATTGGTGATGATGTGATGGCTGCTGCACAACGCCAGTTTGGTGGGGGTAACAAGCGTGATAAGTTTGGTCTACGTATGTCAAATGTAGGTAGGCCAACCTGTCAACTCTGGTATGACAAGAATAAGCCAGAGGTAGCGTTACCCTTCCCAACAACATTCATAATGAACATGATGATCGGTGATATTGTCGAGGCTGTGTTCAAGGGTATACTCAAAGAAGCAGGAGTTAAATATGAGGACACGGACAAAGTTACTCTTGATCTTGGTGACGACAGCGTTTCTGGTTCTTATGATCTTGTCATTGATGGTGCAGTTGATGATATTAAATCAGCTTCAGACTGGTCATACAGAAACAAGTTTGAATCCTATGACACCCTTGCAAGTGGTGATGGGTTTGGATACGTAGCACAGCTTGCTGGTTACGCCAAAGCATCTGGCAAAAAAGTAGGTGGCTGGTGGGTAGTCAACAAAGCCAATGGTAAGTTTAAGTATGTGCCAGCTAAAGGTATTGACGTTGAAGAAGAAGTAGGGAGAATTAGAAAGACGGTTGAAACAGTAAAGGAGAATAAATTTGAAAGATGTTTTGAACCAGTGCCTGAAACTTTTCGTGGCAAGCCCACAGGTAATAAAGTCCTTAATGATGGATGCAGATTTTGTAATTACCGTTTTGATTGTTGGGATAGTCTTACTGAGCGTCCATCTGTAAAGTCACAGGCAAAGAACCCCCCAATAGTAAGTTACATTGGAGAAGTTATTGCCTAACGCAAAGCAATTTAGGGCAGCACGGAAATATGGGTATCGTAGTGGTCTTGAACTCAAAGTATCTGATTATCTCAAGGAACATAAGATTGACTTTCTTTACGAGCAGATTAAGATTGAGTGGGAAGACTTAGCATACAGAACCTACACACCTGACTTCGTGCTGTTCAACGGAATCATTATTGAAACAAAAGGTATGTTTACCGCAGCGGATAGACGTAAGCATCTGGCTATTAAAAAGCAGCATCCTAAATTGGATATTCGCTTTGTATTTGAGAGTAGCAGACGCAAGTTACGTAAGGGTGCTAAGTCTACCTACGGTGAATGGTGTATAAAATATGGCTTTAGATACTATGACAGGATTATCCCTGAAGATTGGTTGAAGGAGAAGGGTAAGAACAAGCATCCAAAGTTTATTAAGTTTGGCGGCACAAAAGTGAAAAGGAGATAAGTATGAGTATGATGGAGAAACTAGCTAGCGAAATAAACGAGGAAGATTTCCTTATCCGTGTCAGGCCATTCGCCAATGACGATGGTAGGTGGTCAGGTGAAGTTGATATATCTATTATGGCTATGCCAGACAACCCTATGGATGACGAAGATTATTATCAAGTAATGCACTTTGCTAAGATGATGTGTGCTTCCGTACCTGTCATGGAAGAGATGGAAGAATTACGCAATATTGTTCACGAATATGTCACGAAAGTTATGGACAACGAGATGGATATTGATGTAGAATTAGAGAAAGAAGCAGGTGTAGAAAAGACCTATGATGGTAACGTAGTACACTTATCCTTTAACACAAAGACAGGGGGTTCTGCATGAGTAGACACGAAAAATTTATGAAGATAATGAGGGAACAAGAGGAGTTACGTATGACACAAGCAAGTAAACAATCAGATGTAAAACAAATGTGGCCTTCAGCAGATTCTGTTGATATGGTTAATAGCCCACCACACTACAATCAGACAGGCATTGAGTGCATACACGCTATCTCTGCTGCCACTGACAAAGGGTTTAAGTATTACTTGCAGGGTAACATTATGAAATACCTCTGGCGTTTTGACTACAAAGATAAGCCTATAGAGGATTTGCAAAAGGCCAAGTGGTACTTGGACAAGTTAATTGAAGAGGTAATGGCAAGTGATAAGAGTTAAAATGTTTATTACAATTGACATTGACGATGAGGAATATCCTGTACCAGCTGACGGAATGGTTGGAGAGGAATTAGAGGATGGCATCCAAGAGTATTTCTATGATATAGAAGGTGCTACTATTAGAAACATAAAAACAATTACGGAGTAACCAACATGAAAAGCAATCAATTACCAACAGACTACCAAAACTTTATAGCACTTTCACGTTATGCACGATGGAAAGAGGATGAACAGCGAAGAGAAACATGGAGTGAAACTGTACAAAGATATTTTGACTACATGTCTAATCATTTACAGTCCTCTACTGGTTATAAGCTACCAGATACACTAAGAGGCGAACTAGAAGAAGCTGTACTCAATCAGTCTATCATGCCTTCTATGAGGGCATTAATGACTGCTGGGCCAGCATTGGATCGTTGTCATGTAGGTGGATACAACTGTTCCTACGTGCCTGTAGATAGCCCTCGTGCCTTCGATGAAACAATGTATATTCTTATGTGTGGCACTGGCGTTGGCTTCAGCGTTGAGCGTCATTGCATTGAGAAGCTACCTATGGTTAGCGAAGAGTTCCACGATACAGATACAGTAATCAAGGTAGGTGATTCACGTCCGGGTTGGGCTAAGTCACTTAAAGAATTGATTGCTATGCTGTACACTGGACAAGTACCTAAGTTCGATGTCAGCGAAGTACGTCCTGCTGGCGCACGGCTAAAGACTTTTGGTGGTCGTGCATCAGGCCCACAGCCCCTTGTAGAACTATTTGAGTTTTGTATTCAAAAGTTCAAGGGTGCTGCTGGACGTAGGCTATACCCAATTGAATGTCACGACATCATGTGTAAGATTGGTGAGGTTGTAGTTGTAGGTGGTGTACGCCGTAGCGCATTGATTTCATTGTCTAATCTCAATGATGACCAGATGGCACATGCTAAGTCAGGTCAGTGGTGGGAGAACGAAGGGCAACGTGCGTTGGCTAATAACTCTGTGGCGTACAAAACTAAGCCTGAGATGGGTACATTCATGCGTGAGTGGTTGTCTTTGTATGACAGCAAGTCAGGTGAGCGTGGCATCTTTAATCGTCAGTCAGCTAAGAAGCAGGCAGCTAAGAATGGTAGACGTGATGTTGAGCATGACTTCGGTTGCAACCCTTGCAGTGAAATCATTTTACGTCCATATCAGTTCTGCAATTTATCAGAGGTAGTTGTACGTGAGAATGATACGGTAGAAACTCTCAAAGAAAAGGTACGCCTTGCCACTATTCTTGGTACATTCCAAGCAACACTGACTAACTTCCGTTATCTGCGCAAGATTTGGCAGAAGAACACAGAGGAAGAACGGTTGCTAGGTGTGTCACTTACAGGCATCATGGACAATGAACTAACAGCCACTGCAGGTGGTAAGTTGGAAACAGTGCTTGAGTTGTTACGTGCTGTAGCTGTTGAATCTAACAAGGCTATGGCTAAACAGCTTAAGATACCACAGTCAACTGCTGTCACTTGTGTCAAGCCTAGTGGTACAGTATCACAGCTTACTGATGCTGCCAGTGGTATTCATGCTCGTCATAATCCGTACTACATTCGTACAGTACGTGGTGACAATAAAGACCCACTAACACAGTTCCTTATTTCACAGGGAATCCCTGCTGAACCTGATGTAATGAAACCCGACTCAACAACAGTGTTCAGCTTCCCTATGAAGTCACCTAAGAACGCAGTAACTCGTACCGAAATGACAGCTATTGAGCAGCTTAAACTCTGGCTGACTTACCAGCGTCATTGGTGCGAACATAAGCCTAGCGTAACAATTTCTGTGAAGGAAAATGAATGGATGAGCGTAGGCTCTTGGGTGTATGAACATTTTGATGAGGTATCTGGTATCAGCTTCCTGCCATTCAGTGAGCATACATACCAACAAGCACCTTATCAGGACATTGATGAAGATAATTACAAAGAGTTCTTGACAAAGATGCCAAAGAATGTAGACTGGTCATTGTTGCAAGAGTTTGAGAAAGAGGATACAACTTCAGGTGGGCGTGAGTTAGCTTGTACTGCAGGGGTATGTGAAATAGTTGACATCGAGGCGGCATGATAGATAGTACAGACTGGCCTAATTGGTGGCAGTGGTGGTTATTGGTAGCCATCACTGTCAACACAGCAATTAATGTTATCGTTTTCTTTAAGCATAGGTTTAAAAAACAATATGTTATGCCTAAAAACGACATAACAAAGCTAAACAAGGTAGGCCCGAAATCAAAATAAACACTACAAGTTTTTACAGGGATGTAAAAAAAGGATTGACAGTACGTAAACTATCTGATAAATATAATATATCAGTGGGTAAAGTGCATAACCTTAAACAGAAAGAGAAGGAGAATTAAAATGAACGATGAGAACCGAATTATTACCATTGATGGTAAAGAGTACGACTTTGAAGAACTAGAAGATAACCAGAAGGCTATGGTTAATCATGTTGCTTCGTTAAACAATAAGACCGCACAAGCTAGGTTTGATTTAGATCAACTTATTGTAGCACAAGATGCTTTCACTAAGATGCTAGTGGCTTCTGTGAACGAACCTAAAGCTGAAGAAAGTGAAGACAGTGCGGCGTAACGGACTAAGCAAATATGATGCACCCTTACGTATTCAATTTGAGTGGGGTCAGGAAGCCTTCAAAAAAGGTAGACTGACCTGCCCAATTGATTCCAATACAATGCAAGCAAGGGAATGGCATAGAGGTTGGAACACTGCCTATCATGAGAATCTACAGAAGGTACTACAAAATGAACAGGCTAGAGGAAGAAGCTAAACAGTGGATGAAGGAGAAACAAATGAGTGGCATTACAGCATCATTATACCAACAGAAGGCATGTAAGACAGCCATCTTCCCAAAAGAAACAGCCCTAGCGTACTTGACGTTAGGACTGGCAGGTGAAGCAGGTGAGATTGCTAACAAGGCTAAGAAGCTAATACGTGATGGCGATAACCCTGCTAAACGTGCAGAGATTACGAAGGAGTTAGGTGATGTGTGTTGGTACATTGCCGTACTTGCACATGAACTAGGCGTTAATCTAGGCAAGGTTATGGAAGACAACATTGAAAAACTTGCTGATAGACAGTCTAGGGGTATGCTAGGCGGCAGTGGAGATAACAGGTAGTAATAGTTTTGTCATGATATGGGTTACTAATCTGTTATGAAAGAGGGGGCTTAATTGCCCCCTTTTTTAGT